AGGGAGCCGATCGCCATGCTGGCCAGGCCGGCAGTGATCGCGACGTCGCGCAGCGTGCCGCTGAAGGTGGTGGCCTTGTCGTTGAGCCGCTCGATCGAGACGACGCCCTGCCCGACGTTCTTCCGGAACTGCTCCACGCTCTCGCCCGCATGGATCATGCGGGAGGTAAAGGAGCCGTCTTCTAGTTCAAGCTCAACCCGGATAGGCATTGTTCGTCAAATCTCCGATAGCATCGAGCGCATGCAGCGCCTTGCGATCGAGCTTGGTCGGTGCCGTCTCCTCAAATTCGATGATTGTGCCCATCTGCTTGCGCAGACCTTCCATCAAGTCCGTGACCCCTTCCGAGGACTGGGACTGGATCTGGACCAGGGCGAGCCGCTGGTCGCGTTCCGCCGAGATCCGGTCGATGTTGCGGTGGAGCATCCAGAAGGTCTGCATCGCGAGCTTGCGGACCTCCATGACGCTCATGCCGTAAAAGGCGACGACGCGACTGAAGGCGAAGCCCCAGTCAAAAGCCTTGACTACGCCGCCGCCGTCGGAGGGTTTCCCTCGGCTTCCTTCTGAACGTCGTTCTCGCCCGAGTTGTCGCGCGCGAAATTCAGGAGGGTGTTTAGCTGGATCATCGTCAGCTTGCCGAAGCGCCCCTTCTCCACGCTCGGAAACACCTGCTCGAGCATCTCGACGATCAGGCCCTTCTCGGTCTCGGTGTCGAGCTGACCGGTGCCGAGCTTCTGCATCGTCTTCATGTTCTTGACGAAGTTGTCGACCGTGACCGGGACGAGTGGGTGGTCCTGCTTGTCGAGCTTGAGCACCACGTCTTTCTCCGGAACGATGGCGTCGAGATCGAGGACAATCTGGTTCGGGTTGGACATTGGATCCTGCTGGCAAAAGAAAACTGACGGAGCGCGGGGCCCCGTCAGTGATCTTTGGATCAATCCGATACGTAAGTCAATACTGACTTATTATATTAGACCGCCGAACCGTCGCCGACGTAGAACAGACGCTTGGTCACGCTGTCCGGATAGGCGTTGAAGTCGACCGGGAACAGGCGCTCCTGGTCGAGCTTGAACGAGAACTGCATCGCGCCGGGGGTGTTCGCCAGCGGAATGACGAAGTCGTCCGAGTGGTCTTCGTCGTCGTTCGCGATCGGATGCAAGACCAGGGTCTTGGCCGAGGCGAGCAGCGAGATGCCGATGCCGTTCGGGACGTCGACGCGGACCTTGGTCGCGTTGGCGCCGCCGGCCAGGGTCGCGCCGGACACGGTGCAGTTCGCCGGGGTCACGAAGGTCTTGGCGAGCGTGTAGGCGTTCGCCCAGGTGCCCACGGTGTCCGCGGTGATGGTCACGACGCCGGCATTGGCGCTGGCCGAGATGTTCACGACGCGGTCGTCGATCGAGGCATTGATCGCGGCCGCAAGGGTCGCGGCGCAGATCGTGAAGGTCGCGCCGATCGCCATGTCGCTGCTGCTGACCGGCGCCGTCTTGAACGTGAAGTCCTTGCCGTTGACCGTGACCTTGTCGCCGTCGACCGGAACCGCGGTCAGAAGCGTGACCGTGCCGGTGGCCTTGGTGCCGCCGGTCGCAACCTTGGTCGCGCCGGGCATGATCTGCACCAGGTTGTCCAGGGTCGTTTCCGCCAGCGGAACCTTGGCCGAGCAGGTGCGGCCCATGATGTATTCGTTGATCTCGGACTGGCCGAACTGGTCGACCATGACCTTCTTGGTCTGGGTGGCAACCGTGACTTCGACGCCGCCCTGGGTATAGCCCAGGTCAACGCCGCCGAAGATCACCGAGCACACGCCCAGCTTAACGTTTTGGGTATTCGACGGCATGGATCCGATCCTTTGCAAAATGACCGCAGAAACTGATGGGCTCTATTCTACGGTCATTTTGTTGCGCATACAAGTCAGCACTGACTTATATTATTACGCAGCGAGCTGCGCCAGGCCCTTTTCGAATAACTGAGCCTCGACTTCGCGCCGCTTGACCAGGCCGTTGGTCCAGAGCCGTTTCATCGATCGCAGCTCGGCCGGGATCTTCTCCGGCTGGCCGGCCTCGAGGTGCTTGCGAATGGCCAGCATTTCCTTGCGGCGGTTCGAGCCGGGCGCGTCGATGAGCTGGGTGCCGCGGTTGAAGATCAGCGACCACAGCGAGCCGGCGCAGTAGGGGCCGAGCGCCTCGATGCCTGGATAGGTCTTCTCCAGCTTCTTCATCCAGTTCGGGATCTCGACCTGCTCGAATTCCGCGAGCGCGGCGTCCCAGGGCACGACGACGCTAGAGAGCAGGCCGGAGCGAACCAGCGTGTGGGCGCGCTCGCCCTTGAGGCCGACGGCCTGGTGAAGGACCGAGATTGCGGTTGCCGGCAGATACGGGCCCCAATCGTGCTCGAGATCGGCGTGGGTGGTGTAGCCAAGGTCGACGCCGATGCCGATCGTGGCGCCGGACTCGCCGGTCGGCCAGGTCGGCTTCTGATATTTGGCCTTGTAGAGCGCAACGGAGGAGACCTCCTGTTCGATCACCATGTTCTCGGCTTCAATGCAGATCAGATCGGACGCCATTACTCTTTTCCTTTATCGGGGTTCAACGTAGGAGGTGACGAAGTTGAGCGACCACTCCAGGACGTTCGCCGGCGTCCAGGGGTAAACGATGGGCAATTGCGCCAGGCAGATGTAGTTGACCTGCATCTGAAGCTTGCCGTCGGCGTCGTTGAAGATCCGCTTGCCCATCTCCAGCGCCTTGCCGACCGCATCGGATTTCGTTTTGCCCTCGGCATGCGTTCCTGCGCGCACGATCGCCTGGAGGCGCGAACGGTAATAACCGGGCAGACCGGGATCGACCGGGGTGCCGGAGAGCGGATCTTTCAGCAGAATGCCCTGCTTGACCTCGGCGGGCATCGAATGGACGTAGATGTCTTCTCCGATCGTGCCGAGACCGGCGTCCTGAAGAAGCTGGGCGAGGATTTCGAGTTTCATTTCAGCACCGCCAATTCGCGCAGGATGGCTTCGGTCATTTGCTTGATGATCTTGGGCATCTGGTCGTCGACCGCGCGCTCCAGGAACTTGCCGCCGACGTAGCGGCCGGGATTGGCCGCGCGCTTGGCGAGCGTGCCCTTGCCGGGGTTCATGCCCTCGTAGTTCTCGTGGATCAGCATGGCGTAGCGATCGACGTCGACGCCGCGCACCTCGCCGCCGACCACGATGTCGATCTTCAGCCGGCCACGGTCCTCGTAGGACTTCTCCTTGTGGATGGCGTCCTCGAGATTGTGTTTGTCGACCGGAGCGTTGAGCGCCGCTTCCTTGACGATCTTGTCGGCGCCGCGATCCATGACCTTGCGGCCCTGCTTGGGCACGCGCCCGGCGAGCTCTTTCATCAGACCGGCGAGCTCGTCGCAGCCGTATACCTTCAACCCTGCTTTCACGGCGCGATGTCGAAATCGACCTCCCTGTGGTCGAGGACGCCATGGACCGAAAAGCGCTGCTGCACCGCGATCACGCGCAGCGACAGACCGGCGATCGTGAAGGTGTCGTCCTTGCCGATCACGACGTTGGCGGGAAACAGGATCTTGACGGTCGCGGTGGTTTCTTCCGCCGCGCCGCGGCTCGCCGACGAGTCAGCGCGCACCGGGGTCTTGGCGACCTGGTCCAGATTGTCGACGATGGCGCAGGGAACGGGGATAGCCGGATAGAAGGTCGCCTCGCCGTAGACATTGCGGCCGAGCCGGCGGGTGAGCATGCCCTTGGCGTTGGGGATGAACATCAGGCATACCTCGCCAGGATCGCATTGGCGTTCGGGTGGAAGGTCTGGTCGCGGATATCGGCGAGCGTCGGCAGCTCGGTGGTGTCAACCATGGAGATCTCGAGGCCATGCGTCGCCGCGGTCGTGTCGGTATGCCGGACGCGCGCGGTGTCGACGCCGGCGTCCGCCAGGGTCATGAGCACCACGTCGTTGTAGAGCGAGAGCAGATTGTGCCGCCAGATCGTGCGGACGTAGCCCTGAGCCGGCCATTTGGCGTATCTGCGATCGGTGAAGCCGAACTTGACGTCGGTGTTGATCGCGATCCGGTGCTGGATCAACGCGGTGCGCAGCGGCAGGCGCTGGGCGGCGGCTGCGAGCGTCACGCCCAAAATCGTCTGCTGAAGCGTCTTCTTCAGCGTCGCGATGTCGCGCTCGATCTGAATCGACAACTCGCTCATCAGGTGCTCAACGAACGCGCTGACGTGCTCGTCTACGTCGTCCGGAAGCTCGTCGCTGTCTTCGACGCTCAACTCTGCTCGCGTCGCTGTGAGAGCTTCCCTCGCGATCTGCTCGAAGGCCTCGGACATCTCGAGGCCTTCGGCATCCAGGTAGCGGCGAGCCATCGCATAGGCGTCCTGGGTGAGCCCGGTGATCTGCACCGGCGCGCCGAAGCGCGGGTCATCGAGCGCGCGGTTGTAGAGCGCCTTCCAGCCCTCGATGAGCATGGTGTAGCGGGTCGCCGCGGCCGCAGCCATCGTGGTCATGAGCTGGGTTGCGATCATGAGCGGGTGACGCTGATCCGGTTGTTGATGAACTGAGCCAGCGCATTCATGGCGTCGCGGCTCACGGCGTCGTCGAGCGGCCGCACGCCGCTCTTGAACATCAGCGAGCTCTCGCCGATCTTCTCGGAGAACACCCCTGCCCGCCGGCGATCGGCCATCGGGTCGGAGTTGAGCAGCGCGTTGGCCTGGATCACCTGGGCGCGGTTGAGGGCGTCCTTGAAGTAGTCCGGATAGATGGTCCAGATGTCCGGGGTCATCAGCGGCCACATGCGCGGGGTCAGGTGCGACTGGTAGCGCGGCGCAATGCGGTTCTGGAGATCCAGGACTTCGGGCCAGGGAATGAAGAAGTTGAGCAGCGTGATTCGGCGGAATGCCTCGATCAGCGCCGTGGTCTGGTCATCCTTGGTGGCGCCCATCCACGCGATCAGGTTCGGAATGCTGCCGGACACGTAGAGCGCGTTGGCGCGGGTCTGGAAGGTGTTGACCAGGAATTGGAGCTTCACGGTCGGCTGGACCGCGAAGACCTCCTCCTGGACTAACACCTCGCCGCCGGCGACCGTGATGAACAGCTCGATCGAATAGCCGCCAGGGGTCGAGATGAGCCCGTTCGGAATGGAAATGTCGGTCGAGGTCCCGGTCAGGGTCGCAATCGCCGTGAGCGGGACCACGTCCTCGCCCGCGCTATCCTTGACGGCATAGGCAAGTGCGACCGGCGTGACCGGACTGCCGTCGTTGTCGAGGAAAGGAACCTCGACAACAGCATTCGTTCCGACCGGGAAGGTCTGCATCAGCCCTGCTCCCCTTCGCCGGGCAGCTCGTTCTTCGGCGGCTCGATCTTGACGTGGATCGGCTCGCCGTTGGCGCCAACGGCGTTCGGGGTCTCGTCAGTGACGAGCACGCGGGCCTTCGAGAGCATTTCGGCCTCTTCAGCCATGCGCGCGGCCATCGCCGCATCGAGGGCGGCGGCGCGCGAGGCGCGCTCGTCGTTCTCGCGTTGCGCCTTGGCCTGGATGAAGTTGTTCTGGGCCTTGACGACCAGGCTGATCAGGCCGGGGATCGAGCGGTGCTTGACGTTCCAGGGTGCAGCCAGCTTGCGCAGGCCATCGATACCCTCGAGATCGGCGACCGCGGTGAGCTGCTCCTCGGTGAAGAACTCGCGGGTCGGCGCCTTGCCGGCTTCCTGACACACGGTCAGCATTTCGGCCGCCTTGGCCTCCTCGGTCTGGCGCTCCATGAGCGTGCCGACGGTCGCCTCGACCGAACGACGGCTCGCGATACGCGCGGCCGCCCCGCCCTGCCCCAGCTCGTCGCCGTCGGCATTGGAGATGGTCGCGGTCACAAGCGCGCAGATCCGGTCGGCGATGTTGCGCGGGATCGGCACCGTGGAGACACCGTTCAGGAACGGGTAGCCGACGTAATCGCCGGAGAAAGATTCCCAGCCGGACTGGGTGATGGTGACGCGAAAGAAGTCCAAGATTAGCCTCCGAAAAGGATCTGCTGAACGACCGGAAGGGCGTTCTTGAAGTGCTCGAAGCCGCCGATCCGGTGCGCTCCGATGAAGATTTGCGGGACGGTTTCGGGCTTACGGCCAAGCCGGTCCTCGAGCTCCGCCTTGAGCACCAGGTTGCTGCCGAGGTCGTGGTAGACGAACGGCAGCTTGTGCTTCTGACAGAGAGCGACGGCCGCCGCGCAGAAGCGGCAGTCGTCGCGGCCGTAGATTTCGACCGTCTTGCTCATTGGCCGAGCTTCAGGACCGAGAGCGCGCCAAGCACGCCCTTGAGCCAGTTGCCAACCTTGCCCTTGACGACGAAGGACGCGTATTCGCGCGCGATGTCGGCGAACGGCTTGGCCGCCTGCTCGACGTGCTCGGCCACGGTCTCGTCCAGCTTGGGCACGTTGATGACGGCTTCAGCCAGGCCGAGGGCCTTCTGGGCATCTTCGCTGTCCCAGCCGAAATAGGCGGTGTCGTTGATGTGGTTGGTGACGATGAAGTAGCGCGAGCCCTTGATTGCGCCGGCGGTGTCCACGATCTCCTGAAACGAGGCGACCGAGGAGCCGAGGACATGCAGCACGATGACGTCGAGCTTGCCGTCGCGGACAGCCTCGAGCATGCCGATGTCACCGAGCAGCTTCAGTGTGGGCGAGAGCTGGCGCGCGGCCAGGTCGATCACCGTGACCTTCGAGCCGGTCAGATTGTCGAACACTGCCATCTGACCGTCGGACTTCTCGAGGTCGACGACCTGGGCATCGGGGAAGAAGCGCTTGAGATTGCCCTTGGGCGTCTCCGCGTCGAAGGCACGATATTCCAGACCCGAATTGCGGAGGTGATCGAGAACGATCCGGGTGACGGTGGTCTTGCCAACGCCGCCCTTATCGGCGCCGACGATGACAACGGTGGGTTTTGACATGGGTAATCCAGACAGCAAGAGGGGCGGAGTGATGAACTCCGCCCCTTATAAGTCAGAACTGACTTACAATCAAGCTTAGATGTTGGTGATGCCGGCCAGGCGGGCAACCGAGAGAGTGGACTTGAGGGCCGTGCCCACATACCACTTCACGCGATAGCGCACCGCATCCTTGTTCTGGATGGTGCCGATCTCTTCGACCTTGAGACCCGCGGCCTCACCGCCGACGATGCCGTGGAAGCCGACGGCTTCGTCCAGCTTGAGGGCGTAGATCGAGGTCGTGGCCGAGTTCGAACCGGTGACCTCGTTCGCCGGGATGAAGTCGTTGATGATGACGGGCATGCCATCGATCGCCGGCACCGGATGACCGAAGTTCGGAATCATGATGGTCTCGGCGGTGTTGCCGTTGAAACCACGGAGCAACGCCTTGATCGCGCGCCAGGTGCCCTGACGCATCATGAAGCAGTCGGCGCCGAGCAGCACGGCGTCGCGCAGCTCGTCGAGCATCGAGAACGTGACCGCAGCACCGTTGGTGCCGGCAATCAGAACCTGCTCGTTCGGGGTCAGCACCTTCAGACCGTCGAACTCCTTCGGGTTGACGCTGTTGTTGCCGTTGACCAGGGTGCGCTTCAGCTTGCGGGTGAGCGCCTTCGCCTTCGCAGCGATCTGGATCGCGAGCTGGGGATTGTGGTCGGACTGGGTCGACAGCAGGAACTTGTCCATGTCGACGTCGCCAGCGAGAATGCGCAGACGGGTCGTGACCTCGGTGAAAGTCGCGGCGCCTTCCGGCACGGGATCGTAGGGATCCAGGAAGTCGCCCTCGGAGAGGGTGTTCTCGCGGTTGTAGAGATACGCCTTGCCGTCGATCGTCTTGAACGGCAGGATAGCGAACAGGGCTTCGCGGTCGATGATCTCTTCGATCACCCCACGCTCAAGCATCTCCTGGGAGAGCTTATTGGCTTCGGTCTCGAGCAGCGGCATGACAACTCCTTGGAAGACGCCGGGGAATTCGTAAGTCAGTATTGACTGACAATAGAATACCCCGGCGTTGAGTAACTTCCAAGAAGAAAAGTAAGTTAGAGCTTACTTTTTATTTCGTGGGGGTCTTTTTCTTCAGCGCGCCGGCTTCGAGCGCGGCCGTGATGCGGGCCATTCCGCGCAGGCCGTCGCCGGCGTTCTCGTCCGAACCGCCCTTCTCCGTCTTCGAGCCGGCGCCCGTCGCGATCTTCGAACGCACCAGGCGATCGCGGTCCGGAGATGCCTCGATGATCTTCTTCAGCGCGCCGTCAACCGACAGAGCGTTGCCGCTGGCGTCGACGAGCTGAGTGCGGCCCGCCTCTCCGCGCGGCTTGTCGAAAGGCACGACCTTACCGTTCACCACGTCGAAGTGGCTCGAGTAGACCTGGCGCGCCATGGTCGGCGGGATCACCAGCTCGTCGCGAATATAGGTGGACTGGCTGAAGGCGGAACCGACGGTCAGGTCTTCGATCGTCTTCTGGGCGCCGTTGATCAGAGTGTCCTTCTCGGCGAGCTTGGTCTCGAGCTCGGTCACCACCTTGGTGTGCTCCTCGCCCATCATCTTCTTGATGCGCTCGACGTCGCCGGCAGCTTCCGCGGCCTTGAGCTCGGCGTCCTTGGCCGCCTTCGCGGCGTCGGCCTGGTCCTTGACCAGCTTCTTGATCGCGGCCGCGTCGAGGCCCTCGAAGTCCTTCAGCTTGGCGTTGGCGGCTTCCAGCGCAGCCTTGGCCTCGCGCGCGGTCTGCTTGTGCTTCAGCGCGTCGGTGAGGAACTCGTATTCCTTGTCGGTGAGCTTCTTTGCAGCCTTGTCGGCTTCAATTCGCGCACGCTCGGCTTCGTCGGCCGCCTTCTCGGCGGCGATACGATCGGCCTCGGCCTTTTCGGCCGCGATGCGGTCGGCTTCCGCCTTCTCGGCGGCAACTCGGGCTGCTTCGGCTTCGGCAGCTTCGCGAGCGGCCTTCTGCTCGGCGGTCTCGCCATCCAGCAGGCGCATGCTTTCGACAGCGAACATCGGGAGGTGGTTGCTCGGCTGCATCTGCATTGCCGGAGCGGTCACAGTCACTTTACGCACGTTCAAGTCTCCTTTGGCACGGTCTCTCGGCCATCAGGTGTTTCGGGTCGCACAGTCTCTCGGCTTCCCGGTGGGCGATATGCCCGGTCGTTACTTTTTCGTCTTGGACTTGGTGTCCTTCGTCACCTGCCCCTGGCGCTTTTCCGGAGTAGCTTTGGGAGAGGGTGTCGCCGGCATAGACGAGCCGCCGGTCGATACGGATGCCGACGCCGGGAACCTGGTAGGCTGACCGGAGCCGCCCATCGTGGCCGTCACGGTCAACTTGTCCGCAACGGTCATCGGCCAGTTATCGACGTCCTTAAGCATCTGGGTCTTGAGGTCGTTCGCCAGCCGCGGGAACAGCTTCTCGATCACCTGCTTCATCTGTTCCTGACGCAGGGTCTTCGGCGCATCCACGAGAGCCAGTCTCTCGGCGATCGTGAATTCGTCGAAAAGGGTGCGGACATCGAAGGTGTCCGGGTATTTGACCAGGTCGTCCTCGCGAGCGAGGCTCTCCAGGCCCTTGGCCTGCCCGTTCCATTTCAGGACCAGGTCGGCAAGCTTGTTCTC